CAAAAGAGCGGTATCTCCAAAGGTACTACGGTCAAAATGTCTGGCTCTAAACCTCTGGGCATGAAAAACGGCGGCATGTCAAAAGGCAAGTGCTGATTTAAGGAGCCGATCATGGCAAAGAAAAATTTAGGCAGGTTAGCGGGTCTTGCTGCTCTTGCGGGCGCAGCGTACATGGCGTCCAAAGGCAAGGACAAAGATGACGCGGGCGACCAAAAGACCAGTTCTTACACCGGCGACACTAAAAAAGTCGAAGATAAGGAAGAGCCACGTCGTCAAATTACTGACTACATGAAAAAGTCTGACGGCGACAGTAAACCAATTACTGAGGCCGACGTTGTCATGCCTGAGAAGGCAGCGCCTGCGGCCCCTAAAAAACCCACGCCTCCTCGCGCTCCTACTACCGACAAGACCGCCCCCCGTGGCGATTCTTCTCGCGTTAATTTGGAAGCCGGTATGAGCCGTGGCACACGTTCTGTACCCAATAACAACTACAGTAACGAAGGTCGTTCTTCCGCAAAGCCACCAAGCACGATGTCTTCTTCCGCAGAAGGTATGAAAAACTACAAGCCGCGCCGTGCGCCAGCAGCAGCCCCGTTTAAGGGTGGCCAACCCGGATACGACGAAGCTGGCAATTTCTTGGGTGGCCGTCGTGGTTACGACGAAGCTGGCAACCCCATGAAAAAGGGTGGCAAAGTCAAGAAGATGGCTTCTGGCGGCATGACCGCATCAAGTCGCGCAGATGGCATTGCCTCTCGCGGCAAAACCAAATGCAAGATGTATTGAGGTTAATCATGACTGAAGACGACAAAAAAGCTGCGAAGTACCGCAAAGAAGCCAAAATTGGCGGTACTGATGCGCCTGCCCCTCCTGAAATCCTGCAAGAGATTGCAGACAAGAAAGCTGCTGCCAAAGCTGCTGAAGCGCCCACCACCAAAAAGGATATGGGCAAGAAGTTTGCCGCAGGTGGTTCCGCTTCTAGTCGCGCAGATGGTATTGCCCAGCGCGGCAAAACTCGCGGGACGATCATCCGATGATGGCGAGTCGTGGCATGGGCGCAATCCGAGCATCTAAGATGCCCGGTAGGAAAGTCGTTCGTCGCACCGATAAACCACAGGATGTAGATATGTATGCAGAAGGTGGCAAAGTAAACGCCGCCGGAAACTACACCAAGCCCGGCCTGCGCAAGCGGATCGTGTCTCAGGTCAAGGCGGCGGCGACTCACGGTACTGGAGCTGGCCAGTGGTCAGCCCGTAAAGCACAACTTGTTGCCAAAAAGTACAAGGCAGCAGGCGGGGGTTACCGAGATTGAAAGCGCCGCAGACTTCCCTTAAAAATTGGGGCGACCAAAAATGGAGAACCAAAAGTGGTAAAAAATCTTCTGAAACAGGTGAGCGATACCTTCCTGAAGCTGCGATCAAAGCTCTCAGTTCTTCTGAGTACGCTGCGACAACGCGTGCAAAAAGAGCAGGTAAAAAAGCCGGAAAACAATTCGTGAAACAACCGCCCAAAGTGGCGAAGAAAACGGCAGGATTTAGATAATGGCAACCACCTCTGGACAAACCGGTTTCAATCTAGACCTCACCGACTTGGTGGAGGAAGCGTTTGAACGCGCCGGGGGTGAGTTACGTACTGGGTATGACTTACGTACTGCTCGTCGCAGTTTGAACATCATGTTCGCTGACTGGGCAAATCGTGGTATCAACCTCTGGACAATTGAGACAGGTACGATTGACTTCGTGCAGGGGCAAAACACTTACGCCCTGCCTGATGACACCATCGACTTACTTGAGCACGTCATTCGTACCGGTGGCAACATAGCTTCGACTCAATCCGACCTGACTATTACTCGGATTAGTGTTTCTACCTATGCCACAATCCCCAACAAAATTACCCAAGCCAGACCTATTCAGGTTTGGATTCAACGATATAACGGGCAAACTTCACCCACAGGGTTAACCCTAAACGGGGCTATCACAGCCACTTCCACCCAAATAACTTTAAATTCTGCTGTTGGTTTACCCGCCGCTGGGTTCATCAAGATTGATAACGAGATTATCAATTATGGGTATATCGACGGAAATGTGCTTTATAACTGTTTCCGTGGGCAGCAAAACACAACTGCCGTAAGTCATACAAGCACAACCGCCGTGTACTGGCAGCAAGTCCCCGCAATTACTGTTTGGCCAACTCCAGACAACGCACAGCAATACCAATTTGTGTATTGGCGTCTACGCCGCACTCAAGACGCAGGTGGCGGTGTCAACATCATGGATGTGCCTTTCAGATTCCTGCCTTGTATGGCGGCTGGATTGGCGTATTACGTAGCTGGGAAAATCCCCCAAGGCGCTGAGCGCCTACAGTTTCTGAAGGCTCAGTATGACGAGGCTTGGGAGCTGGCTGCGTATGAAGATCACGAGAAAGCCGCTTTGCGCCTTGTTCCCCGTCAAACCTACATCGGGAGGTAAAGATGGGTAATAGGTTTGCCAGCGGTAAGAACGCAATTGCCCAATGCGACCGCTGCGACCAGCGGTTCATGCTCAAGGTATTGAAGACGGAAATCATCAAAACCAAGAACTACAACCTACTGGTGTGCCCAGAGTGTTGGGACCCAGACCAGCCACAGTTGCAGTTGGGTATGTTCCCAGTGGACGACCCGCAGGCTTTGAGGAATCCACGCCCCGACCGCAGCTATGTGTTCTCCGGCACGAATGGATTGCAGCTTGTTCCAACAGGGACTGGCCCAGACGGGGCGGGAACAGTAGAAGCGGGTAGCCGCATCTTTCAGTGGGGATGGAATCCTGTTGGTGGATCTTCGTTTTTTGATGCTGCTCTAACGCCAAATAACTTGGTATTAGCAGTAGAACTTGGTACAGTAACGGTTACAACGACATAAGGAGTCGATGATGGATGCAAAGAAAGCAGTTCGCAAGCATGAGCAAAACATGCACCCCGGCAAAACGCCAACCAAGCTGCGTGCTGGTGGCAAGACTAACAGCGACATGCTGAAGATGGGCCGTGGTTTGGCTAAAGTTGCCAACCAAATGAACCCCGGTCGTCGTTCTGGTCGTGGAGGCTGATATGGCTGAGTACAAAAAACCCAAGGTGTATCCTTCTGTGACTGTGGGCGAAGAGCCAGCAAAGACAACTATGCGCAAAGCAAACGTGTCTGTTGCAAACACACGTAGCCAAGACTACCCTCCTACCAAAACCACTGGTATCAAAATCCGTGGTACTGGCGCGGCTACCAAAGGTTTGATGGCCAGAGGCCCGATGGCATGACCTACAACGAGTTGATTGCTGCTATTCAGTCGTACACCGAGAATACGTTCCCGGAAACGTACCTTGCCAGTGGAGCAACTGTGTCTTCAACGACGCAGTTGAACACCTTCATTGAGCAGGCTGAGCAGCGCATTTTCAACACGGTGCAGTTCCCATCGTTGCGTAAAAACGTAACGGGCATCACATCAATCGGAAATAAGTACTTGTCATGTCCGGCGGATTTTTTGGCGTCTTATTCATTGGCTGTTGAAACCGCCGATGGACAAGAGTTCTTGTTGAACAAAGATGTGAACTTCATCCGTCAGGCATATCCCAAAGCCACTGACACTGCCACGCCTAAGTACTACGCCCTGTTCGGGCCAACAACTACCAATGACCCCAGCCCTGTCATCACAAATGAGCTGAGCTTTATTCTTGGCCCAACACCTGATGCGGCATATAACGTTGAGCTGCACTATTACTATTACCCCGAGTCAATCACCACTGCGGCTTCTGGCCAAACTTGGCTGGGCGACAACTTTGACACCGTATTGTTGTACGGTTCATTGGTTGAGGCTTACACTTTCATGAAGGGTGAGCAAGACGTGATTGCGCTGTATGACGCCAAGTACAAAGAAGCACTGGCAATGGCTCAGCGTCTGGGTGATGGTCTGGAGCGCAGCGACGCATACCGAAGCGGTCAGTTCAGAGTTCCTCCTCTGGCTCAGAATAACGGAGTGCGTTGATGGCTTTCCAAGGCAACTTCTCATGCAACACGTTGCGTACGGCCTTGATGGACGGCACGATGAACTTCTCGTCCGACGTGTTTAAACTGGCCTTGTACACAAATGCTGCAACACTGGATGAAACGACCACGGGCTACACAGCCACAGGCGAGGCTTCTGGTGGCAACTATGTGGCTACCGGGCAAGTAATTGCCGCCACTGTCTCCACAGCCACGACATCGGCGGGGAGTGTTGTTTACGTCACGTTTGCAGCGCCAGCATGGACTGGGTCGATTACTGCTCGCGGGGCATTGATATACAACAACACTACTGGGGCCGCAGTTTGTGTGCTTGATTTTGGCAACGACAAAACCTCAACTTCAACTTTCACCGTGGCGATGCCTGCTAACACCAGCACATCAGCACTCATTCGGCTTGTATAAGGAGCAACCATGTTCAACGAAAAAGTAGCATCAACAGACAATGTCAGCGCGGGCTTAGTTGCTCGTACCGGTTTTTCAGAAGGCACCCGCGCAGGCGGCGTGTTTCATGTCGAGTGTTTTGACAAAGACGGCAACTTGAAATGGAAAACTTCCGAACACAACTTGGTTGTGAACGAAGGATTGCAGAGCATGAACACCCAGTATTTCAAGGGTTCAACCTACACCGCCGCTTTCTTCCTTGGTTTAATTACCGGCCCCGGTTCTGGTACAACCTTTGCCGCAGCCGACACTCTGGCTTCTAAAGCATGGACTGAGTACACCGACTACTCTGGCTCACGCAAGGCCGTGACTTTTGGTACGGCTACAACCGCAGACCCTTCAGTCATCAGCAACTCTGCTTCGCCTTCTTCCTTCACCATTTCAGGTGCTGGTGGAACAGTGGCCGGTGCATTTTTGTGTACCGTGTCCAGCGGCACATCTGGCGTATTGTTTTCGGAAGCCGACTTCCAGTCTCCCGGCGACCGCACCGTTGTGTCTGGCGACACTTTGAACGTGACCTACACATTCAGCCTCGACGCTGCTTAAAGCGTGTTTGCTGATGCACCGTTTGCTTCCGCCCCCTTCGCCTCTCAGGGGAAGGCTGGGCGAAGTTTTGACTCTGATATAGAAGAGTCTGCGGCGGCATCAGAATTTACGTCAGCCGTAGCAAACTTTACTCCGTTGGTACTAGAGACCGGAACGGGGTCGGATTCTGTTTCTGTGGCGGCATCTGTATTCAATGTAACAGTACCTGAGTCGGCAACAATCTCTGACCCAGTCACTGCGTTGGTGGTTTACGCTACAGCTATAGCTGAAGCTGCGACAGGTTCCGATACCGACGTTGCACTAGGCACATTTGAAACCGCTGTAATTGAAGCTTCTACAGTTTCTGAAATTGTGTTTGCGGTGGTCGTTTTTGCAACAGATATTGCGGAGTTGGTGGCTGGGGGCGACAGCATTGTTGGTGGACAGGTTTATAACTCAATCATTTCCGAGCTTGTAAACGCATTGGATACACCTTCTGCAAACGCAGACTTTTTAGCGGCAGTTGCAGAACTTATTTCTGGGTTGGATACCCCTAGCGCAGCCGCCGGGTTTGGTGTTGCAGTTTCTGAAACTGCGGCTGGTTCTGATAGTGCTTTGGTGGCTCCGTCCACCTTCAATGCACAGGCAAATGAAACCGCCAGAGCGCTTGATTCTGTCTTGGCAGCGGCAACCTTTATTGCTACCATTAGCGATGGCGCGGTAGGTGTGGATCAGGTTGTTGCAAGGTTGCTTTGGGAAATAATCAATGATGCGCAGACTGCAAACTGGGCAAGCATCAACGATGCACAAACCCCGGGCTGGTCAGAAATCAACAACTCACAATCTACCACTTGGCAGAATGTGAAAACCCAATCGTAAGAGGCACATATGGCACTCGTAGTCAAAGATAGAGTTCAAGAAACGACCACCACCGTTGGTACAGGAACAGTGACTCTTGGCGGCGCGGTTCTGGGCTTTCAGACGTTTGCAATTATTGGTAACGGTAACACTACGTATTACGCAATTGTTGACCCGACTACAGGCGAGTGGGAAGTGGGCATTGGCACATACACAGCTTCGGGCACAACGTTAAGCCGTACCACTGTTTTTGAGTCCAGCAATTCTGGTAGTCTGGTGAATTTTGCCGCCGGGACAAAAAATGTATTTTGTACATATCCAGCGGAAAGGGCGGTGTATTTAGACGCAGCAGGGTCTGCTGTGACTTTGTTAGACATTGGCACACTGGGTGCGAGCACTGCAAACATTACAACGGCAAATATCACGTCCGGTACAATTACCACAACCCCGGTTAACAACACTGACATCGTTAACAAGGAATATGCGGACGCTATTGCATCTGGCATTCATTTCCACGAAGCGGTGTCCTTGGCAACCACCACAGCGTTGCCAGCAAACACATACAACAACGGCACATCTGGGGTCGGTGCAACGCTTACAGGAAACGCTAATGGCGCTCTGTCGGTGGACTCAACGCTTACGGTTGTTACAGAACGCATACTTGTAAAAAATGAAGCAACGGGCGCAAACAACGGTGTGTATGTTGTTACTCAAGTTGGCTCTGCTGGAACGCCCTACATACTGACCCGCGCTACGGATTTTGATACCGCTGGCACTGGGGTTGACCAGATTGACGAGGGTGACTTTTTCTTGGTTACCAACGGCGTTGTTAACCTCAATACCGCTTGGGTGCAACAGACCGCCCCACCCATTACAGTTGGCACAACGGCGATTGTTTTCCAGCAGTTTTCTGCCCCTATCACCTATACCGCAGGGACAGGACTGAGTGAGTCCCCAACCTACACATTCAATATTGCCAACACTGGTACGGCGGGTACGTATGGCTCAGCATCGTCAGTCCCAGTCTTTGTTACCAACGCGCAAGGCCAAGTTACATCGGTCACAAATACAGGTATTGCTATTTCTTCAGGCGCAGTCTCAGGCTTGGCAGCTTCAGCAACAACGGACACAACCAATGCAGACAACATTACATCGGGTACGCTTGGCACTTCACGTTTGTCGGGAAGCTATACGGGAGTTACTGGGGTCGGTACTCTTACTGCTGGCACTTGGAACGCTACTGCTATTAACGCCGTTTATGGTGGTACGGGTATTACTTCGTATTCTGTGGGAGACATTGTTTACGCCGACACGACCACGTCGCTCGCAAAACTCGCGGATGTAGCTGTTGGCAATGCGCTGATCTCTGGCGGCGTGGCTGCGGCTCCAAGCTGGGGCAAGATTGGTTTGGCAACGCATGTCAGCGGAACACTGCCAATCGCCAACGGCGGAACAAACAGCACAGCTACTCCAACAAACGGCGGGGTTGTTTACGGCACAGGTACAGCACAAGCGTATTCAACAGCAGGCACATCTGGACAAGTTTTAACTTCGGCTGGCGCTGCTGCGCCAACGTGGACAACAGCAACCAACGCAAATACAGCGTCTGCAATCGTTCAGCGAGATGGCTCTGGCAACTTCAGTGCTGGAACAATTACTGCGGCATTAAGCGGGAATGCGTCTACTTCGTCTACTGCAACAAGCGCAAACGGTTTAAGCGGCATAAATTCAAACATCAGCTCCGCAGTTCAAACAGGAACAATCAGTTCCATGCTTGCTCAGGATACAAACGCAAGTTTGTACAGATATACGGCGGGGGCAGTTGCCGCGTTTATTACAGGCCAAGCAATAAACACCACTGGCAATGCGGCTACTGCAACCGTTTTACAAACCGCAAGAACAATAGGCGGCGTATCTTTTAACGGCTCTGCAAACATTAACTTGCCCGGTGTAAATGCGGCGGGCAATCAAAACACCACGGGTTCATCAGGTTCATGCACAGGTAATGCGGCAACTGCAACCGCATTGTCCAGCGGGCAATCAAATTGGAGTGGTACGGGCGTTCTTGGTAACGTGGTTGGTTTGATGGCGTGGAAGAACTACGGCAACAGCCACGTAATTTTTGATGCTTCCAATAGCACATCTCCAAGCGGCGGGGCAGTAAACAACACCAATTCAAGTGTTGCTTGGAGTGCGACATACCCTACATTGATGGGTTGGAATGGGTCAAGTACTTATGGTGTTCGTGTTGATTCAGCAAGAATTTCCAATCTTTCAGATAGAGCGCCAACATACTTTTACATTGACCAAAACTATGGCTATAGCGTAGTTGGACTTTATACCAGCACAATTTTCCAAGGCGTGTTTGCTATGGGAGATGCGTATAAAACTACTGCTGGCGGCGGCATAAGTAACTTGTATGGAATGACTTGGTCTTATCCATCTGCTGGCGGTATTGCTGGAAATTTGTCTTCCCACGGAATGATTGTGGCAATCAATGGTGGTTTTGGTTCGTGTATGTCATACAACGTGACAGCATCTGCCAACGTCACTGCATATTCTGATGAGCGGCTTAAAAAGAATTGGGAGCCGCTGTGTGACAACTTTGTTGAAAAGTTGGCTGGCGTTAAAGTTGGGACATACGAGCGTATAGACCAGCCAATCGTTCAAGTTGGTGTCTCAGCCCAATCACTGGAAAAAGTTCTGCCTGAAGCTGTGACAACAGGCTCGGATGACATGCAAACAAAACACGTTGCTTATGGCAACGCAGCTTTGGCGTCCGCTGTTATGCTTGCGCAGGAAATCGTAGAGCTTAAGAAAATGATGAAACAAATGCAAGAAGAAATTGCAGAATTAAAAAGAGGTGCGTAATGGCTTTAATCCGCGATTTTGAAATTTTGGGAACAGGGCTTGTTGTGCCAAACGCCTACCATGTTATTGTTCAACTTGATGTTGAAAAACGTATGGCCGACAGAGGTTCTACACAGCCGACTGGAAGAATGTATCAAGGTGAGCCAGACTTGGATGTTGAATGGACTGCTGGCTACTATGGCCGCATGGCAATTTGTGTTTGGAAAGACGCTGAGTCACGAGCCGCCAATAGAAACATGCTTGGCGTCATCAACGCAGAATACAACGTACCTGCGGTGTTTAAACTTGATCCGGCATCAGCAGATAGTTATTTGACCCAAGCATACACATTCTTGAAATCTGTGGGATATTACGCAAACGCAACCGAAGCATAAGGATAAATCATGAGCAGTACATACTCAGACAGTCTCCGTGTTGAGCTGGTTGGCCCGGGTGACCAAGCAGGCGCATGGGGTACGACAACAAACAACAACTTTGCTTTCATCTTTGACAAAGCAATTGCCGGGTATCTATCGGTTGACATTACCGTCGCCCCTTATACGTTGACAGAAGTCAACGGCCCAACATCTTCGTCCGCGCTCAACCAGTCGATCTACGCTTCGCTTCGGTTCTACAACGCCGTTGCTGCATCAACCGTTTATGCCCCAGCGGTTTCCAAGACGTACGTTATCTGGAACGACTCCAGCTACGCAGTTACCCTGTACAACACAGGCTACTCAACCGGGCCGACCATCGCGGCTGGCGCTAGGGTTTTGGTGTTCTCAACCGGCACTGCGTTCTACGAAGTCTCCCCCCAAACCGTGGGCGGCGTTGTCCCAATCACCAAAGGCGGCACAGGCCAAATTACAGCCAACGCAGCGTTCAACGCTTTGGTTCCATCCCAAACAAGCGCCAACGGCAAGTACTTGAAGTCTGACGGCACAAACACAGGCTGGGATGCAATCGACGTTGGAAGCGCGGACATATCTGGCGTATTGCTTGGGGCCAACGGTGGTACAGGCGTAGCGAACACAGGCCGGACAATTACGCTTGGTGGGAACGTGTCAACCGGCGGAGCGCTGACAACCGGCGGAGCGCTGACAACTTCCGGTGCTTTTGGTGTCACTCTTACTGCTACTGCTCTCACTGCTGTTACTCTGCCAACAACTGGCACTCTGGCAACCTTGGCTGGTTCAGAGACTTTGACCAACAAGACCATTAACGGCTCAAACAATACCATCACCAACGTCAGTCTGACCGCTGGCGTGACAGGAACCTTGCCTATCGCCAATGGTGGCACTGGAGCAACCACATTTTCTTCTGGCGCATTGCTCAAAGGCGCTGGAACATCCGCGATCACAACCGCAAGTGCGGCAGACATTGTTGGCCAGATTGGAGCCACCGCAGTTACCAACACAACCAATGCAACCCGCATAACAAACAGTGGTGGTTGGAACGTGACCCCCTCTGGAACAACGTTGTACTTCGATTACAACGGGACAAATGTAGGATCGCTGGACTCGTCTGGTAATTTCACAGTTATCGGTAACGTAACTGCATACGGTTCTGTCTAAGGAGTAATCTATGGTAATGCCATCAAGCGGCCCTTTGAATATGGGCGGCACAAGTAGCCCAGTCAGCGTTGCGCAGGAGCTTGGCCTTAGTTTGACTGCAACAATTTCAATGAACCAAGCTAACGTCCGGACGTTAGCTGGTGTTGGCGGTAGTGGTACAACTTGGAGTATGAATTCTTTGTACGGCAAATCAAACGCGTTTTCTTTTACTATTAGCAGCAATCAAACCAATGCAAACCTTCGCACACTGGCCGTAAACGCTGGTTGGAATCAGTCTAGCAAAGTTATTGCAACTATTAATGGTGGTATATTCATCAGCAGTAACGGTACTGGAACTGCGGCGCTCACAGTCAACGGATCATTCCCCGGAGGAGTTGACCTAATCAACAACGGCACTATTGCTGGCATGGGCGGCGCTGGTGGTATTGGTGGTGCCATCAACTATAGCAGTGTCGCCGTTCCCGGTACTGCTGGCGCTAGCGGTGGATTGGCGCTTTCTGTTTCTTCTGCTGTTAGCATAACCAACAACGGCACTATCGGTGGCGGTGGTGGCGGCGGTGGTGGTGGTCAGGCCTGCCAGAACCGGTACGTCGATCGGGAAACTAGACTTCTTTGGGGTGGTGGTGGTGGTGGTGGTCAATCAAGCGCTGCGGCCAACTCAGCAGGTGGTGCTGCCGGCAGCGTTGCCGGACAGGTTTCTGCCGGTACCCAACCTCAACCGGGTGGTGCAGGCACATCTAGTGGTGCTGGGGCGGGTGGAGCAGGAACCGCCAACCCCTATGCAGGGAATCCGGGCTATGGTGGTGCTGGCGGTGCTGGTGGCACACGAGGTGCGGCTGGCGCAAGTGGAGGAAATTATTCTATCGGTTTCGGCCCTGTTTACGTCACAGCCGGCCCATATAGTGGCGGCAGTGCCGGTGGTGCCGTATCGGGCAATGCAAATATAACTTGGCTGGCGTACGGAACTCGCCTTGGAGCAATAACATGAACATTACATATACATTTGGAGCAATAACATGAACATTACATATACATTTGGAGCAATAACATGAACATTACATATACATTTGGAGCAATAACATGAACATTACATACACATACGAAATTATTTCTGTTGACCAACAGGCCCGTTGCATGGAGGTTGTGTACACCGCAGAGGGCTATCAAACAATGCACATTGGAGCAAGACTTCCATATGAAGGCGAAACCCTTGAAGCCATTGTTCAGATGTATGCTCCAGTTCGGTACTGGGAAGAACAAAATACACCAGTTGTTACGGTAAACCCCGGACAAACAGGCAGCGTGCAAATTCTTCCACCTATAGTTCCTAGTGCAGCAGAAACTGCCAGAAGACGGCGCAACCTTTTGCTTACAGACAGCGACTGGACTCAGTTAAGTGATGCATCAATTGGTGAGCTTGAAAAAACTGAGTGGCTTGGATATCGTCAGGCACTTCGCGACTTGCCAAGTCAAACGGGTTTTCCTGACGCTATTGTTTGGCCTCTTTCTCCCGGCTTGGAGCTTCGCTAATGCGATCTGAAGATTGTTTGCAACAGATTATTCCCGGCATCGCTGACGCTGGTGTGTTAGTAGAGGTTGGCGTATTGCGTGCGACTAACCTGTTGGCTTTGGCCGCAAGATTCCCAGCAATGCGCTTGATTGGTATTGATTCCTATGAAACGTACACTGATCCTTTGCATGGCGGCTACGTTGTCACAGCTGAAATGAGTCGGATGAATGAAGATATTGCTAAAAGGCGTATCAGCAAAAGCAACTTTGCCGATAGAATTGAACTTAGGGTAGAGCGGTCCGACTTAGCGGCATCAAAAATGTTGGATGCAAGTGTCGATCTTGTGTACTTGGATAAGGGCTTCACAGCCGCCGAACAGTTTGATGACGTAACTAAGTGGTTTCCCAAGGTGCGACCCGGGGGCATCTTAGCAGGACATGAAGCACACACTCCAGAGGTGGTGCGTGCAACCAAAGAAGCTCTCAAGGCGCTTGGAGTAATACCAGAATTAAAAATCATTAGCGGTCAGGTTTGGTATTTCAGAAAGCAATAACATGCCCTACGCCTTCCTGAACTCCGACGGCTCCATCAAGGTGGTGGCGGAGGCTGTAAATTGATCCGATCAGCATCCTCTTTGCCGCAAATGCTTGTGTTGCCGCCATCAAGGAAGGGTGCGAGTTATACAAGCAGGCCAAGACCTCTTTCATGGAGGTCAAGGCTACAGTTGATGAAGCTGTTGGGATCGCCAAGGAAGTTCATGGGTTCT